CTTCGGTACCTTCGTACCATCCAAAATCATTCAGTATCCACTCTGGAATCGTCACATAATACTCTCCAGTAATTGGATCAACCTCTACGGTCGTAATATTTTCTCCGGGATTTTTTTGCATCTCAGTATTATCGACTTTCATTTTAGTTTTATATAGGGAAAAAAATTTTTATAATGAGAGGAACATTTAGATCGCTTTCGTAACACTTTATAGATTAGGGTAGTTATGCGTTTTTATATAAGGGGGGCATCCACGCGATCGGATAAAAACGCCCCCACAACGGGGGGCACTGCTGCCTGCACGAACGCATGAGGGTCAGAAGGGGATGACCCGCACGTCGTCAGACCCTGCGACCAACTGATCGACGCGATCCTGCTGCAACTTGAGCACGACCTGAGAGTTGCGGTTCGCCTTGGACAGACCCAGGAAAGCGCGGATCCCGTTGTTGCTGGTGACGCGGAGACGCAGACCAACCTCAACGATGTGGTGATCACGGCGGAGGGTGACCTTACGGGAGGTCATGCCGCGACCCTTCTCAACCTGAGCGACGTACCCATCTTCCAGGAGACGGGCAGCACGGATGGAGTCGTGCTCCATGACGTAGCAGGTTGCTGCCTTAGTGTCGGTGATCGCCATCGCCATGCCGTCGTTTGCTTCGATCAGTTCGGAGCGCAACCAAGCGGTGAGGGCAGCGGGGTCGATCGAATCCAGGGCATCGCTGCACACCTCATTAAAGAGGTCACGGGTCTCCTCTACAATCTCCTCACGCTTTGCCTCATCCCATTGGCGGGCGTTGGCGACGAAGGCGCGGAAGTCAGCGAAGCGGGCAGAGTCCAGAAGGGCATCGGTTTGGGAGGTATTGACCCAATCGAAAGAACCGTTCCGCAGCCCTGCCTTGTGCTTAATGCTGACGGGTTTGGTACCCGCCATGGCGTCTGCCTTGTTACGGGTGCCGCCTAGGTGGGTCAGGGTCTCAGCGAACACCTGATGAGCATTCAGGAGGGCGATGGTGTCGTGCTCGTTAGCGACGCCTTCGTGATGGGTGCTGCCGTTGGTTTTGAACATGTTAGAAGCGGGTGAGCGCCACCCGTGTGAACTGTGGTTATTGTAGCAGATCAGAAGGCGATCGGGTCAGCGGTGGGGGTGCTGATTTCGGCAAAGTGTGCGGCACACTCTTCAATGCCCTGAGTTTCCAGATCGGTGGCGATGGTGTCCAGGATCGCCAGGAGTTGGGTACCGTCAGCGGCACGGTTGAGCAGGGAGAGGGAGAGGTCGCGGGTCATGGTAGGATTGTGGTTTGTGGTTTGAAGGGGGAGGCGGATCAGAGGTCCGCCATCATCTCATTGATTTCGATGCCGTCGATCGCGGGGTCATTCCAGCGCACCCCGTCGCGGGTCTCTTTGCTGCCGCACTCATAGAGCAGCGTCACCAGGTCCTGATAGGTGCGGCACTCTTTAGCGGCACCATACAGACCCTCATCGTTCTGAATCCAGAGGGCGACGTTCCAGGTTTCGTAATTTGCCCAACCGTTGTAGGTGGTGTCGGTGGCGAGGTTGTGGATGGCGGTGCTCATCGGGGTTCGTTTGAACTGAAGTCAGTATAAGGGGTAAAGGGGACGCCCATGGGGCATGAGTGGACAGCACGCTCACTGGCACACCCCTTGGTTAAACTTAGCGTTGTTGAAGTTAGCGTGACTGAAACGCTCACGATTCACCAGTTTCATTGTACCAAACTCATTACTGTAGACATAACCTTCGGCATCAATTTGATCGTATCCGATGTAAGCGGCAGGTCCATCATTACGGCAGAGATAGAGTGCATCATCTTTGATAGATTTGACGAGCGCCCAGAAACCCAGGAGCAGAGGATCGCAGTCGAATTCGCTATTCACAACGGGACGCTTTTCCCGAATACATGCATTCAATTGTTGCTTAATCTGCTTTGCTTTCTTCTCATCGACAAAGGTCACAGTCTGCGCCATTTGTTTAGCAAACTGAATCACCTCAGTAAGGTCACCAAACGACCCTGAACACTTGTTATAAGATCCAGAGAAGATCCATGCATCGGGTTGTACAAATTTGCAGTTAATACCATCCTCCATCATATAATCAATGGGAGACGCTACCGCATCACGAAGATCAGAAGTTGCCTCATAAAGAGTATGCGGAGCAACAATGATTTCCTCACGTACAGTTACTCCGAAACTGTAAGTGATAGTGTTGGGAGTGTATTCAGTTTCTCCACCGAAACCAATAAAATCTCCCTGAATAATGGCGTCTGTATGAGGTAACCAATCAAAACAAGCGTGCAGAATTTTTGCAACTTCACCCGTGTGGTTCGCATCAATGTCCTCATGAGATTCGTTGATTTTGATCTTTACTTTGTTGAAGACACTTTTGGTCCCCACGAAGAAGTTTCCAGTTGCAGGATTACGTCCCCAAACAATAGCAGGAGCGCCGTCAATTTTAACGCTGAGAGTACCCTCCGCAGCGAACCAATCCAACGCATTCAGATCTCCCGTGAGAATAGTGTCTTCAGGGTGTTCGATGTGTTTGTTTTGCATGAATGTAGTATGACGCATCAGGGGGCGCTTTGGGGCGTTTGGTGGACAGTTCCCTAAAGTGTCCCCTGGCGGCTGCCTGCGGCATCTCCTGGCTCTACAATACGGGGACAACGGAGGGAGGGGCAGGGTCGCCCTGATGACGAAAATGGTCGTCACTCAGGCAGCCGACTTTTCAGCCGACTTAAGTATAAAAAAAAGGGAGGCAATCGCCCCCCAATTCTTTATGCAAACATGAACCCATCTTGGAATTCGTACTCATTGTAAACAGGAGAAGTTCCTGCCTGTCCGATGAACTTATGAACGAACCATTTGAAGTTCCTTTGAAATACACCTTCGCCCTTGATTCCGTGCTCCGAAAGAATAGCATTCAGGCGGGACTTAGTGGTGACAGACTGATAACCACCGTCAAAGATTTGCACGAAGTCATCACCAACCACGGCGATCTTGTTACCGTGCAGGTATACAGTAGACTCGTTAGTTTCGGGATCGTAAGTAACAGCAGTGTTTGCAGATTGCCAGTTCAGGTTGTTAGAAATGGCGTTGTTCATTTGCTGTTCGATCTTACGCATGGTGTCGTGTCGTTTGAACAATGTCAGTATGGGATGGATTGGGGGGAAAGTCAAGGGGTCTTGACCAGTTCCCCGACTGTCACACCTCAGAAGAGGAGATCAGCGATCTGCTCCATGATGCTGCCATAGTCTGCGATATGGACTCCATCATGGCGGATCTCAGCATACCCGAATTCTTGTGCCAGATCGTAGCAGATGTCATGGGCACGGTCCAGGTCCAGAACGGACTCAGACTCATGCATGGCGGAGGGAACCAGGATTTCGTAACGCATTGGGTTTGTTTGACTGTCCCCATATCCTACAGCACCCATCCGCCGATTCTGGGGGTTTGGTGGACAGTGCGCCAACCGTCCACCCGCGGCTGACCTGAGTATAATTAATCCTCCAAAAGTTCAGGATAATACTCTTTAACTTCCTCCATCAACTCTTCGTCCGAATACTTATCATAACTCTCACTCATGTTATCATAAAGAATTGCCATCATAGTTTTGATGTCCATATCCTCCAGGATTTGCTGGATCATGTTGTCTTGAAGTTCAGAACGGTTCATCATCAGTAATCGTAGTTGGAGTTGATGTAAGATTCTACATTAAACTTCTCTTCTTTCTCCCACTCTTCTTTATACTCAATCACATCGAAGATCTCACCAGGAGCATCAGCAATCTCAGACCAGAGTTCTTCAAACATGGGGGCAATCCCTGACGACTTGAATACAATACACGATTTTGGGGGGAACTCAACCCCCCTTGTGACACTTCTCAGACCGTCCTCACGTAGTTATAAACAGCACGGATATCTTCGATCAGTGCTTTAAACTCAGGCACGAACACATTCATTACCCAAGCATAGAAAGTCTTGGCACCTTCGATAACACGAAGCACGAAAAGTTGAGTGCGTTCGGTCATATTGTGCTCTTGCCACTTCTCGGCAACGATGATAGCAACGGCAGTCAAAAATGCACAGAAGATCTGTACACTATCCATGAAAGTGTTGTAATGTTTCTTATAATCAATCTCGGTCATCATCTCCACGAAAGCATCAGCGGGAGGGAAGGATTTGGTCAGTTCCATTGTTGTTTTGAGAAAAGGATTGTGGAGGGAAAATGTAGCGAATTCCCGACCA